TTGGCGACGATGGACAGCCGCTGATGGATAAATACGGCAACGTCATTCTGATAGGGCAAAAGCCGCCGACGATAACAGGGCTGGCGCTGTCGCTTGGGTTCACAGGGCGGCAGGCGCTGATTGATTATCAGGGGAGACCGGAGTTCGCGGACACGGTTACGCGCGCGAAGTCCCGCTGTGAAGAATACGCCGAATCTCGGCTGTACGATAAGGACGGTGCCAATGGCGCGAAATTCTCGCTTGGCTGCAATTTCGGCTGGCGGTCTACGGAAGAAAAGCCGCCGACGGCGGCAGGCGGTATTGTGCTGCTGCCTGCGGTGATGGATACGCCGAAGCCGCCGGAGGATGAGACGTGACAGGCCAGACGGTGATCTGGCAGCCGCAGCCGAAACAGGCTGCGTTCATGAGCCGGTTTGAGGACGAGGCGCTGTATGGCGGCGCTGCCGGAGGCGGCAAAAGCGACGCACTGGTGATGGAGGCCCTGCGGCAGGTGGACATTCCCTATTACCGTGGGCTGATCGTACGGCGGACCTATCCACAGCTGGAGGATCTGATCGGTAAGACGCTGCGGCTGTATCCAAGTATCTATCCGGGTGCAAAGTACAACGATAGCAAGCACGTCTGGAAATTCCCTTCGGGAGCCGTGGTGATCTTCGGCTCCCTGCCGCACGTCAAGGACAAATACAATTATCAGGGCAAGCCGTATGACTTCATCGGCTTTGACGAGCTGACGCAGTTTCCCTATGAGCTGTATGACTACCTGACGCACTCGCGAAACCGGCCTAACGGTCCGGGGACCCGCGTTTACTCCCGCGCCACGGCGAATCCGGGCGGCGTGGGGCATGGGTGGGTCAAGGAAATGTTTATCACGGCGGCTCCGCCCATGCAGACGGTGTGGAAGCAGGTCAAGGTGCAGACGCCTGACGGGATGAAGTCCAAGTGGAAGTCCTCGGTGTTCGTGCCGTCCACGGTGTTTGACAACCAGGCACTGCTGGACAATGACCCGGACTACATATACCGGCTGGCCAGTATGCCGGAAGCGGAGCGGAACGCTCTGCTGTATGGAGACTGGGACAGTTTCTCCGGGCAGGTGTTCACGGAATGGCGGAATGACCGGGAGCATTACAGAGACCATATCAAGACCCATGTCATTGAACCATTTCGCATTCCGGAAAACTGGAATGTGTGGCGGGCGATGGACTGGGGCTATACGCGGCCCTTCTCCGTGGGCTGGTACGCCGTGGATCAGGACCGGCGGCTTTACCGCATCCGGGAACTGTACGGCTGCACAGGAACGCCCAATGAGGGCGTGAAGTGGACGCCGGACCATGTGGCGGAGGAAATACGCCGCATTGAGCGGGAGGACCCCAATTTACAGGGCCGCACTGTGCGGGGCGTGGCAGACCCGGCTATCTTCGGAAACAGCGGCACGGAAAGCGTGGCAGCGGTGATGGAGCGCAAGGGCGTATTCTGGGAGCCGGGGCAGCATGACCGGCTGAACGGGAAGATGCAGATCCACAACCGGCTGGCCTTTGATGGACAGGGCATCCCCATGCTGTATGTGTTTGATACCTGTAAGCATTTCATCCGGACGGTGCCGAATCTGGTATACAGTGAGACGGACGTTGAGGACGTGGACACCGACGGCGAGGACCATATCTATGACGAGTGCCGGTATATGTGCATGGAATACCCGGTGGCGCAGACCATCCGCATCCCAGCGGCGGTGAAGCCGTACAGCCCTCTGGACGCGGACGAGCCGGAGGACCGGGATTACGCATGGTTCCGGAAATACTGATGGAGGACGTATGGACAGACAGGACTTATTCAATAAGGCAATGGGCATGGGGCTTGGCAGTCTCATGCCCCAGCTGCAGCCGCAGCCCGCAGGGCAGATGGCCACCGGGGATGCAATCAAAGTGGACGATATCCGCAAGGCGGCGGAGACGGTGCGGAAGTACAAGGACGGCAAGAGCCTGCTGGAAAACCGTCTGAAAGAGGATGAGCTGTGGTATCGGGTGCGGCACTGGGAAGCGGTGCGGAAGAAGTTCAACCCGGATGTGCCGGAGCCGTCCTCCGCATGGCTGTTCAACGCCATTACCAACAAACACGCCGACGCTATGGACAACTACCCGGAGCCGAACGTGCTTCCGAGAGAGGCGGGAGACCAGCAGGAGGCCAAGAAGCTGTCCTCCATTCTTCCCTGCGTCATGGAGGCGGCGGAGTTTGAGGAAGTGTATGCAGATGCCTGGTGGGGCAAGCTGAAGCACGGTACCGGCGCGTATTTCGTCGGGTGGGACCCGGAGAAGGAAAATGGGCTGGGCGACATTGATATTCACGATCTTGACCTGCTGGACGTTTACTGGGAGCCGGGGATCAAGGACATTCAGCAGAGCCGGAACCTGTTTATCGCAGGCGTGGCGGAGACGGCGGATCTGGAAGCGCGGTTCCCGCAGTACAAGGGCAAGCTGGAGACGGCCACGCCGGATGACTACGCCTATTCCTACGATCCCAACGTGGACTGGACGGGGAAGTGCCTGGTGTGGGACTGGTACTACAAGAAGAAGGACCTGACCGGGAAGACACTGCTGCATTACTGCAAGTTCTCCGGCGACTGCATCCTGTATGCCAGTGAGAACGATGCCAACTATGCTGAGCGCGGCTATTATGACCACGGATTGTACCCGGTGGAATTCGACACCATGTTCCCGGAAGCGGGGACGCCGTACGGCTTCGGCATGATTGCCATCTGCAAGAACCCCCAGCTTTACATCGACAAGCTGGGCCAGAACATCCTGGAGCGCAGTCTGCTGGGCACCAAGACCCGGTACATTGCATCTTCACAGGCAGGTATCAATGAGGATGAGCTGAAAGATGCAAACTGTGCCATCGTGCACAGCGAGCTGCCGAGACTGGACAGCGAGCATTTGCAGCCCATCGTGCCGCCCTCTCTGGAAGGGAACTACATCGACGTCTATCAGATGAAGATCGACGAGATGAAGGAGACCAGCGCCAACCGCGACATGAACAGCGGCGGCACCTCCGGCGTGACGGCGGCTGCGGCCATTGCAGCCCTGCAGGAATCTGGCAACAAGGTGAGCCGTGACATGATCCAGGGCAGCTACCGGGCATACCGGAAGGTGTGTTCTCTGGTGATCGAGCTGATCCGGCAGTTTTATACGGAGACCCGCACCTTCCGCATTTTAGGCGAGGGCGGGCAGATGGAGTTTGTGGACTTCAACAACGCCGGGATGCAGGACCAGCCGGTGGCGATGCCGGGGAATGCGGCGCAGATGTTCCGACGTCCCGTGTTCGACTTGAAGATCAGACCCCAGAAGCGCAGCCCCTTCACCATTGAAGCCCAGTATGAGCGGGCAAAAGAGTTGTACGGCCTTGGGTTTTTCAATCCGGAGAACGCCCAGCAGAGCATCATTGCCCTGTCCATGATGGACTTTGAGGGCAAGGAGCAGATCCTGCAGCAGGTGCAGCAGGGGCAGACGCTATTGAATGTGGTGCAGCAGCTCCAACAACAGCTGGCCATGTTCCAGGTGGCGGCAGGCATGAGCGTGGAGCAGCCGGGATACCAGAGCCAGACCGGACAGAGCGGCGGTCCGACCATTGCACAGGCCCGTCAGGATGCCATCAGCGCCAACAAGAAGAGCTACGGTGAACGGCTGGCTGAGAGGAGCAGGGCATGACCCACGTTTGCGCCAGCCGACAGGGAGACCGGTTCCGGCTGGAATGCCGGGGCCATGCCGACTACGCGGAGAGCGGGAAGGACGTGGTATGTGCCGCCGTCTCCGCGATCTGCCAGACACTTTACCTCTGGTGCAAAAACACCGAGGACGTGACGGTAAAGGACGAGACCATGAAACCGGGCGTATTTATGCTGACGGCCAAAGGACCCTGCGGGGAACCGTGGAAGGCTGCCGTGCTGGGGCTGATGAGCTTAGAGGCGGGATACCCCGCCCATATACGGGTGGATGCCCGGAAATTTGATTTGTGTTCCAAGCCGCAAACGCGGCAAGAATGATAAAGGAGCAAGCGTATGAAACACTTTTTTGTCAAGGCGATGTGCCTGTTTCTGTTTGACGGCGGTGCTTCCGGGGCGTCCGGCGGAGCAGGAGAGGGCGGAGCCGAGACGGGCGGGACCAATGGCGGGCCTGACGTCGCCCAGCAGGCCAAAACGGGCGAGGTAGTCTACGGAAAGCAGACTGCGGCTCCTGACGCCGGGGAGCAAGACCAACGCGCATCCTTCAAGGATTTGATCAACGGTGACTATAAGGCGGACTTCGACGCCGAGGTACAGCGGATCGTAGGCGAACGGCTGAAAAAGGTAAAGGATCAGGGCCGCATCGTGGCGGATCAGGGTAAAGCACTGAACGCACAGCAGCCCATTCTGGACGCCCTGTCTCTTCGTTACGGTACGGCACCCGGCGACATTGAAGCCCTGCGGTCGGCGGTGGATCGGGATAATTCTCTCTGGGAAAAGGCTGCGGAGGACGCCGGTATGAGCGTGGAGCAGTACCGGCAGTATCAGCAGATGCAGCAGGAGAACGCACGGCTGAGAGCGGCGCAGGAGGACTATTATGCCCGCCAGCGCAGCGAACAGCAGCTTCGCTCGTGGATGGATCAGGCGGAGGCCATGAAGCAGGACCCCCTGCTGGCAGACTTCGACCTGCCCACCGAGATCAATCCCGATTTCCTCGCCTTGCTGCAAAGAGGCGTCAGCGTGGAGCAGGCATACAAGGTCCTGCACATGGATGACTTTCTCAGCAAGGCCACGGCACAGGCGGAGAAGACCGTAACGGACAATATCCGCGCCAGAGGGGCCAGACCCCAGGAAAACGGAGCCGCGCCCAAGAGCGCCGTTGTTGTGAAGGATGATGTTTCCAAGCTGACCCCGGCAGACCGGGCGGAGATCGCCAGACGGGCTGCGATGGGGGAAACCATCACTTTTAACTGACAACAACAAGGAGGCTACTCTATGAACACTCTGTTTATGTTCCCTATGTTCG